AAAAAAGTAAATGGTTATTCTAATGAATATTGGGGTTGGGGATTTGAAGATGATGATTTGTTAATGCGATTAACAGAACAAAATGTATTTACAGATTATGAAATATATGATGTTCCAAAAGAATCAACATCTGGTATTTATCTACACGGAGACAAAAGCTATGTTGAGTGTAATAATACAATTGACATAACAAAAGATTTCACATTTCACATTACATTTAAACCAGACGACATTATACCAGATTATAATAAATCATTTGATGAAATGTGTGTATTTAGCATTCCGGGTTGGGATACAACAATATCATATAATTCATTTAATCGTTATAAATTTGAAACTTGGGACATTGGAAAAGAGTGTCACCAAATTACATCAGGTTATGATTATCCAAAACTAACACGAATTAGTATTACTTATGACAAATCAAACAGATTACTAACAATGTATCAAGACGGAAAGGAAGTTGGTAATAAAACGATATCAAGAAAATTATTAGATACCAAAAAAGAAAAGTTTTATATTGGTATCGCAGATTTAAGAGATGACGACATAAAAAGTTTTCGTGGATTCGTAAGTGATTTTGCCTATTGGAACGAAGCACTACAAAAAAACGAAATACAAGAATTAACAGAAACATTTGGTTTGAGTTATATGACTGATACAGGACAATATAGTAGTTCAGAAAACTTAAAGATTTATTACGATTTCAAACACATACAATTAAATGAA